GCCATGCCACTACCTGCTCTTCCCGGCGATAGGTCATGCAAGCCAAAACGCCATCAGATCTGACGCACCACGCCACACTGTCCGGCTCTTGCTGATAAGCAAACTCTTCAATCCCGCCCTCTGTGACATGCTCTGCCAAAATAGTCATGTCGGGCGCTACATAGCTGTCTGATTCATTGCTGAACAAAAGCTCACGCATTTTACGTTTTGCGCGCTGCAAAAACAGCGTGGCGTTGCCTACCTGCATTGGCTGTATATCAGCGCTGCCATATGTGGTCTGCTGTTTAATCTGTGTGTTAGTTGGATTTAACGGCTCATCGAATCCCGATGCCCGGACAACAAACTCACCGCCTGATGTACCCACAATGAGGTTTTTGCCAGAAGCTAGGTAACGTATGACGTTTACCTCATTCGAGCCAATGGTATAAACCAAACCATCATCTGCATCTGTGCCACGCTCGAAGTTTTCAAAATCACCGCCCTGGCTAAAAAATATAGTTTGTGGCTGTGTAGCTGTGCCGCCAAACACCAGCCTTTGCTCATAGAAAGCGACAGCGCGCGGCCAGCCAGTAGTGTCTGAGAAAGCCCCCAGCTGCCACCCATTGTCAGCAATCAAATCGCCTGCCAGCGTAAAACTGCCACCTGCGCTTTCTGCTGCTACATCAATGCCCGGCGCTAGGGTAATTACCGTGTCTGTTACATCAACAATCAACATGCCGCTGCGATTGTTGCTAGAGGTGCCGCTGGATGTAATCTTCATGCCAGCCTTAAAGCCTTCGGCAACAAAATCACCAGCGCTATCTTCTATGCGATCATTGTGCTCTAACCCCGTAGAATCAGGGTCACCCTCATGAAATGAAATAGTGGTAGATGTATAGCTAGGCATCAATTCACTGCGACCATCTGCCAAAGCTTGAACCGTTGCGGTTACAGAAGTTGCAGAGCTATACGCAGTAATTTTTGCAAAACCCTGATGCAGCTTCACAAGGCGGCCAACATCAGTGCTAACAAAAGTATTTGCCGATGCTGTAATAGTTACGCTGCCAGTTCGGCCACTCGATGTCAGCGTGGTGCTAGTAAGGTTGGTATCGCCCATCGCGCCGCGCTTTAAATCGACAGTGTCTATTGTCCAAGCAGTGTGGCTGGTGCGCGTAATCCTTCGCGGTGCATAGTCTGGGTGCACCAAATACATAATGTCGGCGCTCTGGGCAAACTTCAGGCCAGGCAGGTCAGCAGTCGCATATGGCGTCACAACCTCTACCGGGCTGCCGCTAGATACAACCACACCGCCATCTTTAAATATACGGAAATAGTTATTGCCAAATTCAAGAATGTAAGCTTGTTCGACATTAAACTGAAAAGGTACCAGCTTGGTTTTGTTTGCGCTTGTTTTTACTTCGCGTACAAATCTGGTGCCGGGGCGGCGGGTCAAACCGCCATGCGGCTGAACAATAAAGTTTTGAATTGTCTGCGCGCCGTTGTCATATCGCCCCAGATCTGTCCGACCAAACAAACGCGGCGATAGTTCGCCAGCTGTAAAGTTTTGCTTTGCGGTAGTAATCTTAGGCATTAGTACCTCGCAGAAATAAACAGATCGCCTTCAGAATAATCTTTAGCGTTCTGATTGGTGATGTTATCTGGCGTTCCTTCTGTTGCATCGACAAAGCGCGCTTCACGCAGCTTGTCTTGATACATATTTTGCATTTGCTGCATAAGGTTGTTGCTGTTTACAAGCGCATAGCTCACATCAGCCGCCAGCCGGGCAGCGATACTTTCTATAAGCAGCATGTCATATTCGTTGGGATCTGTGATGCGCGCTACATACAAAATTTTGCATGTGCTTTCATTGGTTAGAATTTTGCGCCCTTCTACTTTGTGTACTGTGTCTGGGTCTTCCAAACGCAACAAGCGCAAGCAATATGGATCTGTGGGTAGGGTAAATTGATTTGCAAAGTCAAAAGCAGGCTTTGCAGTGTCAGCTGCCAGCGTTGCCCGGCGTAGTAAGCAGTTCCAAGGGTGTGAGCGAAAAACAGCGTCACGGATAAAATCATAGCGCTGATTACAAACTCTAGCCGCTTTACTGTCCTCAGTCAGCGCCAAAATATTTGACGCGCCGATCATGTTTAGCGCTGAGTTACAGATATCTACAACAGATGCCATTCTTTAACCCTCAAAGTAAAAAGGGGCAGCCGTAATGGCTACCCCAAAGTTTTTAGTCAACCACATACAAGATGGTTACTTCGATGGAGCCTGTACCAGCTGCACCGCCCATAGTGGCAGTGACTGCTACGCCATCTTCGTTTGCATCTATTTCAGTGCCCGAACCCAACGCCAAGGTAGCTAAGATATCTACCTTTTGCGCTGCTGTTGATGCAGCTGCTGCCTTGTAAGCTGCTGCTGACGCTGCCACTGCAGTACCTGCAGCGTTAGTGTGAGCGGCATAGCCTACTGACAGAGTAGTTGAGGAACCCAGTGCGTCATGGGCAAGCGAACCCTGAAGGATTCGTGCGCCGTCTGGCAAAATAAACATCTCGATTACATCACCTGATGCAAGTGCAGATGCTTCATAAGTGCCGTGAGCAACACGAACCCGGCCAGCGAGTTCATTTGCTTTGTTCATGACAACAGGAATAGCGCGTGAATTAGTGCGCTGTGTTGAATATACAGTAGCCATAATTCAGCCTCCTTATTCTGAACATTTGATTTCGATTACTTTTGCTTCTTCCATCCGGGTAGCCCCGATAGATTGACAATAGTAAACTTGAGTCGCGTAGCTCTTATCAGCCCGTTCATCAATTCTTGCTGTCGGCTCTTTACCTACGGCAAGTTTCATTCCGTCTTGAGCCCATGCAAATACACGGCGGTCAGACGAGCCATCAACTGGCAAACGGTTTGAAATTATGAAGCGGAATCCGACAAATTCTGAGATAGCCCCAGTAGCCAGCGCACGAACAGTATTGAAATCTGCCGATGTGACTGTGGTGTTATTCAGAAGGTCAGAAATCTGCTTCGGCGAACACACGATGAAACGTGGAATAGATGCATCAACGCTTTCTTCATCCAGCTTTTGCTTTGCTTCAACAAGCTTGGCAATAGTTAGGCCGCCAGATGCTGCTGCAATCTGATTGCCTGCTGGAAATGCAGTTGATGTTGAACCATCTTTGCCTGTTTTGGCTGTGCCATAAAAAGCAGAAATGATAACGTCATCCATTGCGCGACCCATTGCTGCAGCTGCTGCACGGGCATAGCTGCTTGTTGGGTCAATTAACAGACGCACCTTATCCTGATCGTCTACTAAATCGCCATATTCATAGTCCGACAGAGTGACCTGACGGCGTGAATGTGGTGTATCGACAATCGGTGTATCGGAATGTCTGCTAGTTCTCAGGATAGCAGCTGCGCTACCTACCTGATCAAAGAATGCCTTTTCACCGTTAACAGTTTCGACATCTACTGATGAACGCAGCAGAGAACCCATCTGCTGTGACAGCATCTGGATGTTTGACGAAAACTGATTAACAAAGGCGGTATCGATTTGAACACTCATATCAACCTCGTTTGTTGTTCAATTTCAGGGATTGCTGCGCTTGGTTATCTGACGAAGGTCAGGCCATGCTGCTAGTTACGCTAGCTATTCGGCCTTACTCACAGGCTTACGCTGGGGGGCGTTTTGCTTATCCCCAGATTTCACCCACTTAAAGTAGGTATCTGCTAAAGCTACCGGGTCTTTGATGTTTTGCACCGACCCATAGCTTACTGCCAGCTTGAGAGTTTCAAGCCGCAATTCTTCTTCTTTCATTATAGCCCCCTGAGCCGCAGAGCTTCGTTGACATATTGATCATGCTCAGGATGGTTTCTATCCCAGTAAGGGCTATTAGGCATCGTAATCTGCGAGAGCTTTTGCGCTACATCAGCGCCAGACAAGCCCGGCTCATTACCCCGGCCATTAAAGGTATCCTCACCCATGCGCTCACGCATAAATCCAGCTAGATTTGTCAGCATCATGATTAGCTGCGGATTATCTCCAAGCAACGTGCCATCAGCCATTTGCAATTCTGTAAGCTCACCGCCGCCAAACTCTTCTAGAACAGAGTTTGCTGCGCCCATGTTTCGCTCAAAGTCTTCGCCCATCTCGCGGCGCATGTCTGTTTCTAACTGTACGCGCTGGCCTTCCATCTGCTCTTCGCTGACAGTACCCTGCGCGCCCATGCGCTCATTATAAGCTTCAAGCAGCTGTTGTGCTTGATTGTTATTAAGGCCAACAGCATGTGCTGTTTCTTTAAACCAATCGACATTTTCTTGAACAGATTCTTCGCCTGCATTTAGCTCATAGGCTGATGCTTCAGCTGGCCGTCCTAGTTTGTCGTAAACCTGAGACCAATCAGCGTCTGTACCCCAGCTGCCGGGTATAGCCACCTTATCAGCGCCCACCATTTTCTGGGCATTAATAAGAGACTTTGCCATACCGTTGATGTCTTTGTAGGACGATAGGCTGGGGTCATCTCTTAAACCTTCATCAATATGCTGACGAAAATCAAACTCCGCTGCTTCTACAGACGGTGCCTGCCCAGCTTCTACTGGAGCTTCCGCTACCTGCTCTTCGGACATAAGTTTACTCCTCTATGGTTGTTTCTTGAGCCATGCGCTCTTTAAGTGTGTTGTTTAGGAAAAGTAACACTGAGCGCTGCCCTTCCCGGAAAGCCATCTCGTTGCCATCTGCAGACAAGGTGGATGAATACATATGAAACCTGCTAGCCAAATCATTGAGCACCAGCTGGCCGCTGTTTGATTTGAAAACCTCTAAGTAGGACTTCATGATTTCTTCTGCTGTAGGATTAGCCATTTACTGCCCCAACAAAGCCGCTATATCTTCTTTAGCCTCTGGACTAGCGCCATCTACCGCCCTGAGCGCTGGTGCAGCCTCACCAGCCGATTGAGCCAGCATTTGCGCTTGCTGCATCTCAGCCATTTGCTGCTGCTCTTGCTGACGCTTTTGCCTTAGCTCATTCACTTGCCCAGCGCCGCGCACCACAGTTGCCGGGACATTAGTTACCTTAATGATATGCTGC